TTTCATATTCTTGAAGATGTCGTATTCGGTTACAACTCTAAATCGAATATTGTTGGCTCTACACCACGCATCAGCGGCGGCCCATTTGGCCATGTTCATTGCTACCATAAGTTTATCACGATAACTACGTGCTGATTCCATCGTGGTTTCAGTACTGGGTTTAATTTCGATTAGTTCAGTGTGCTTACGTTGATTAGCATCTACATAGACTATTAAGAAATCTGGTACATAGATTGTCTGTTTGCCTTTTACAGGATTGAAATAAGGGATCTGTATTGCTTCACTGGCCCAATTAACTATTGCTGGATTATTATCGCAAAAACTACAAAAAGTAAATTCCCAACTGCTACGATAGGTAGGAACTTTTTTACCTATGTATTTTTCTGGGTGTTTGATTGTGTATTTGCCGTTGGCATACTTACTCATAATTACGCTAGAATTGCTCGTTGAATGTATTTGTTAATAGGTGGACTGTTGCTAATGCCTAATAGACTAGTTTCTACTCTATTAAAGTTTAACAACATTGCTAGGTACGCACTAAGTTCTTGTGTTTTTAGTTTACGGAATTCATCTAATAGCGACATAATATCCATACCCTGTGTTTGAGCAGTATAGATAACTGACGCCGCTAGTAATGTGCCGCTAGATTTATCTCCAGTTACAGACTGGAAGTATCCAACAACCGCATCGTTGACGTTTTGATTAACATTATAATTTTGTGAAAAGAAATTGTTAAAGTATTCAGTTGTGTTATTTAAACTTGAACTTGGTGGTAAATTGCCGATAGCCATAGTTGTTCCTTATACGTTTGTGATACCTTGATTACTTGACGGTAATTGATTATCTTGACTATTAATATTGTTTGTATTGGTAATCTTATTAACACCCGGAATTGCGCTAATTGCCTTGCTAATACCTTGATTAATACCAGCGGCTGTTGGAACAAAAACTGTGCTCAATGGATTTTGGCCACGCAATATATTTTTACCCAGTTGTTGTAGTTCTGCCGATGCTACGTTTTTCAAATTGGTATTTTTAAAATTATTTGCTGTTCTAAATCCACCCAAGGCAGCCTGTACAAAATTGCCATTGGCTAGGTTAGTTGTTACATCGCCTATACCTTCAATAAGACCACCTGGGCCTAAGATGCTTGTGGTGCCACCACCTAAACTGCTCAGTGGGCTTGCTTGGTTGTCGTAGTGTATTACATTAAATCCTTGTACTGTGCCATTGGTTACTGGACCAGTTTCGTAGCGTACTGCTTCGTATGCTACAGTCATACTATGTTCCATAGTATCGTATTCGCCAGCTATGTGTTGGCCGTGTTGGAAGTTAGTAATAGTTGGGCGCATCAATATATAAGAACTAAAGCTCTTTTGATGTAGGCTGTATATTCTTATAGCGTTAATATAGGTTGGTGTGTTATTACCGCCTTGTGGAGTATATCCCCAAGTTTGTTCTTGTCTTTGTTTATATTTGTGATCTTGATGGAAAAGTGATTCTTCGTGATCGGCATCTCTATAGTAGTAAGAGTAATAGTTGTACCAAAATTCACGCACTACATCTGCGCTATCATCGTGGAATGTTAGCGAAATTGGATCATAGTTAATACGTTCTTGTATTATGTTCTTTCTGTTGTAGGCGTTTAATGTTTTAGTTTGTACACTAAACTTAGGTAAGTTTACACTTTTAGCCATTAGCCCAATTTCAATTTGACTATTTTGATCTACTGTTGCTACTGTTGGATTAAGGTCAATGAACACATGGTACATTGTGCCAATTTTAGGACTTAATCTATATAGACCATCAACAAAGGTACGAGAGGCATGTTGCCAGTCGTGAATTTCATCACCTGTACCTAATTGTTGTAAAAATTGGTTAAAGAACCCTGCCATAATGTTTACCTATTTACATTATTTATCGAGATAAAAAAGCCCGGATTTTAACCGGGCTTTAAGTTGTGTCATCTGGATTAACCAGTAGTTGTTACACCTAACGTTCTAGCTACTGTACTACCAATACCTGTTTCTTCTGGAGTTTGTACAGCATTGTCATAGCGGATTGTTAACGCAATAGTCATTGGATCATTTGTACTATAATCAGCATCGCCGTAATCAGCATTACTAATATAGCAACCATATAGTTCCCAAGTTTCAAGAACATTAACTTGATTTGCTCCGTTACCACCATCCAATACTTCTAGTTTAGTGATAAATTTATAGTCAATGCCGCTTGATGCGCTTGATTGTTCCATAAAGTCGAATTGTTTTTGCATTTGCTCGCCAACACGTTTAGAAACACCGCCCGATGCGTCATCGCGCATTGTAACGGTAACTGTTTCCCATGTTGGTTTGCCTGCTAAGTAGATCTTACTGTTGTAAACAGGGATTATAATTTCTTCAAAACTTAGTTTAGGACGAGTAAAGTTCATAACTTGTTTTGTTAATTCTGTAGTAGCCGGATCTACACCAAAGTTTTCAAAAGTTACGCGAAAGCGGAACTTTAATTTTGGCATTAACAGGCCTTGAGCTGATGCGCTTTGGTCTGTTGCTAACGGTACTGTAAATTTGCTTAATGACGCTGTTGCCATTTTATTATTCCTTTTATATATTTATACCAATTCGTCTCATAAAATCTAGGGGAATTTCTTCCCCTAGCTTATGTTATAATTGGGCTCCTGTACTTCTAATACGTACTGGAACATAGATGAACTCAATTGCTTTGACTGGTTTAATAGCAATATCAACATACAATTCATTACGATCAATACGATCCGGTGTATTGTTTGTTTCGTCACATACTACCAAGTAGTCGTATAAACCACGTTTAGCAACTACATCATTCAATACTGCTTCAAATGATGATTTAACTTGGTTACGAGTAATTGTATCATTTGGTTCAAATATGAACGGACGAGCAACTTTGTCTAATACTAAACGTAAGTAGCAAATTAAACGTGCTACGTTAACACGATCCATTGCGCTTGTCATTGGGCTACGAGTTTTTTGACCGTATGCTACTAGACCAACACCTGGTAATACTGTTAGCGGGTTAACTCTGTCTGCGTATAGTACATCACGTAGGCCAACTGTTACACCAATGCTACGGAAAATGCTTTCTGTAGTGTCAATATAACCAATTGCGCTAACGTTATCAATAACGCCACGGCGTACACCAGCAGGAGCAAACCATGGGTAACTAACATTATCACTACGGATGTATGTACGTAACATCATGTGTGATGCTGGAACTACTACGCTTTCACCACCTAAATCTGTACCAAATCCAGCTGGGTAGTAAACACCTAAATATTCACTGTTACTTACTAGACCTTTAGGACCGTTGTCTAATGCTAGGTTAGTATTTTTAATCCAAGGTTCAATATTAGAACTGTTTAGATCTAATGGACTATCACCAATGATGAACGCTGTTTGTTTGCGATCGTTGTTTAGTGTAATCATGTTTTGAATTAGTTCTGGGTAACCTGGGCAAACAATTAAGTTAAACTCTGTTTGCTCTTCACGTAACTCAGTACTTGATTCAATAGCAGATTTCATTGCTTCAACGATAGTGTTGCGTTGTGCTTTGTGTCCAAAGTATGGAACAGCATCGCTATCAACACCACTATGTGAAACCCATGCGCTTACTACTGTGGGCTCTGGGCTTGCGCCTTTATGCCATGTGCTTTCAAAACGTTTAACATTGTAACCACTACGACGTGTATTAAACAATAACGCACCGCGTGGATATAATTGGTAATCAGGAGCATCTTGGTCTAAATAATCACTTAATGCTAGTGTACTGATAGCTACAGCATCTGCTGTAATTGGGTTAACTGTACCGCTAGTGTCCCAACGGGCATCAGCAAACACAATACCATCAACGTTAATTTGATCAGTATTATCAATTAATTCCCATGTTGCGCCATCATAGCGACGAATTACTGGATAATTTTCTAAGTCACCTGTGTCAATCCATAGCTCGCCTGGTACTACTGGGCTTGAACCATCTGATTGTGTTGTTGGTTGTGTAGCACTTAGGATTGGGCCTTCTGAATCTGTTGCTGTTAAATCATAACCACGAGCGTCACTACCAACTTGTCTATATCCTTTCCAGCCATTTGTGCCATCATGAATCATAATGTCAACTTCTAATGGGCTGTTATAGTACCATAGTGTACCATCAGTTGGGTTGCTGTATGGAGCAGATACTGATGGTGTATAAACTAGATCTCTAAATGGACTAGCAAAGTACACGTCTGTATCAATTTCTTCTACGCCTGGTGCTGTGTTTAAACCAGCATCACTAATAGGAGTACCAGAACCTTCTGATAATTTAATTGTACCACCAGCTAGGTGTGTAATGCTTACTGCTCCGCTTGATTCAACAGTAGCAATAACATCTCTTAAATTAGCACTTAAAATATCAGCTACGAATGATGAAGCAGTTGAACCGCTCATTGTGATTGTTGCTGATTGTGGTGTAATATTACCTGCTACACTTACTTCAATTACAAATGTTTCAGTTGGAGTAAATGATGGAGTAATATCTTGACCTGTAATTTTAAAAATACCAGCGGTATTTTTTCTACGTAGTTTAAATGTACCTTCAGCATTGTCCATGAATGTGCCAGTATTAACATCATACTCTACATAGATAAAACCAGCTTCTAATGTGCCACCACCACCATTTGGATCTAATCCGTAAATTGCGGCATTATCATTAGCATATAATGGAGCACTTAATGTTTCCCATGAAGCTAATGCTGAACTGTAGCGTTTGATACCAAAATTAGCACCGTTGCCGGTTGCTGATGTTTTAAACCATACAGAACCTGCCGGGCGTGTATTTGGAGCATCGCTTTCTCTCCATGCTGGGATATTACGATAGTCACTAAATTGGATTGTTGGACCGTTAAATGTCTGTGTATTAGATGTAAGTAAACCTAGTTTAGCCGCAGCATCAACTCCGCCAATTGTAGTTCCTTTAGCAATAGTTACTTCACCATCGGCTGTAGTGCCGTTGCTTTCTGAGTTACGATCAATACGAATTTCAATTTGACCAACGCTATTTACTGTAGCTTTTACGCCAGCAATACCAGATGAACTAATTTGTTGTGCTACGTTTGCTACTGTAGTACCAATAAGTGTAATATTAGCACCGTTGATAACTAGTTTATCTCCAACGCTTAAATTAGTTGGATTAGATACTGTACCGGTTAATGTAACAACGTTACTTTCCCATTCTTCAGTGCCTACTAAATTCCATCTATTTAAATAACCTTTTTGGTATATTGGGTTGTTGGTGTTTCTAGCAACTACAGCATATTCACCGATCGCACCAATTGAAGATTTAGGAGTAGTACCATCTACATCATCCGCACTAGTAATTACGCGAGTTGATTGTAGAGTAAATCCTGTTCTTGCTGTGTTAAATTCGTATATACCAGCACTAGTAGCACCTAAATCTAACCAATATGTTCCATCAGTCGGAGTGCCAGTTGGGCGGATTGTTGTTCCTTCTAACTGTGCTAGGTCAACGTTTGCACGTTGGATATAAATTTGATTTGAAACGCCCAATGCGCTGTAAGCCGCTAACAAGCCGTACTCGTTACGCTCGTCGCCATGTATTGGGTTGTCTGATGCATCAACTTGGAATGTTGGTGTACCATATTTCAACACTAAATCGCGTTGACTGGTAATTTTTTGTAATTTACCAGCAGTAGCTAGTGTTGTGTAGGATGCTAGATCGCCGCCCGGTGTATCTTTATCTTGAGCAGTAGCAAGTAAAACATAAGCAACTGTGCCTGCCGCTGTTGGAGTATATTGACTTTCATCAATTACCGTTACCTGTACTCCTGGTGAAATTAGTGCCATAGTATTGTTCCTCTAATTAGGTTACTTTAAACTATTTATAAGTTATTTTAATTTTTGGTTGGTTATGCCGCCCTTTTAAAGGTTCATATAAATAACTGTATGCAATGGCGAAATTTATGTTCTGTGTGCGGCAAAAAGCCCGTAGCTGTCAACTATAAACGTGAAGGAAAAACGTATTATAGGACTCGTTGCGACAGTTGTATTAGAAAAAAGAAAAATATCCCTGTGCCAAAACCAAAATGGCTAGCAGTAGGATATAAGAAAAAACCACACTGTGAAAAGTGTGGCTTTAAGTTTAAGTACAAAGAACAATCATTTGTATTTCACGTCGATGGCAATTTAAACAATACTAACTTATCTAATCTAAAAACAGTCTGCGCCAACTGTCAAATTGAAGTTGCTAAAGAAGGACTAGGCTGGCGTCAGGGCGATCTCGTCCCCGACTTTTAATAGTTCCTCTACTTGTTCGTACAAGTCCTCAATGGTAGTATCGTTAGTAATAACTTTATCAAACTTACTACCTACCCAACTATATTCACTAGCATGAACGTTGGCTTCGTCTAATGCGTGTTTGCCTAATGCCCACCCAATACGTTTCTGACCTTTGTTGTAGTTCTTAGCATGCTCGTACCATTCTGGCTCAGGGCCGCGTTTAACTCTGAGTACTTTGGCGCCTATATTTTTTAGGGCTTTAATTTCGTTTGGAAAACGACAGTCAGTAATAACAATATCGTCTTTGCTGTGTAACAGTCTATTCTCCAGACTAGCCACCCACATGTCGTTATGGAATCCTCTACGTACTACTTCAGTGCCCCAGTACTGTAGAACCCAGCGAGGAGTAATATCCTGCTTTAGGCGTTTACTCCACCACTCGTCTCGAGTTTCGCGCCATTCACGGCTTTGTTTAGTTCGACCTTCTAGCAGTTCACGGTCCCAACCAAACACTACGCTTACAGCATCTTTAAGGCTGTTGGCAAAACTTTCTCTTTTGTAACCGTGGAAATTAACTAGATAATCGGCTATGGTGTCCTTGCCGGAACCCATAAAGCCGCAGATGGCGATGATAGAACTCATTGAAAACTCCTAATTGATATACTATTGTAATACAGTTAAGCTATTAGGTCTAGCAGTTTGGTTATCCAGTTATCCATGTCATTGGCATTCCGCCATCGACGTAATTTCTAATATCTTCGTCTAACTTGTCAAGCATTGCTTGACCCTCTGTTTTAAGTTGGGTTCCGTTAAGAGTGGTGCCGCCTTGTGGGCCAGCAATACTAGCAAATTTTTCACGTGCTTGGCCGACACTGATCATAACCAATGCCAATGCGTAATCTTGGATCCACGGAAATGCTGTATGATCATTTAATAACATTGCGTCTGGTTTGTAGTTGTCTATGTGTAATAGAACGCCTTCATTCCAATCTTCACTGTATGTAGGTCCTTGATATGGCATCTTACGCACAAGTGTTAGCTTATGTGTAGTTTTGTTCCAATGGTAATTAACATACCCACCAAACATCTTCATAGCTAGTTCTTGGTATCCAGTAAACAATTCATAGTTCACTAGTCCGCCAACACGACCAGCTACTAACATGTAGGTGTTTAAATACCCACTAGCAAATGGTTCGAATTGACTAGCAGTAGTACCAGACACGCTACCAATACCTCGACGATAGACCGCTCGAATATTCATAATCTCTCTTGGCAATATATATTCTTGCGTTTCTGGATATAATTCTAAGAACGCATAGCTTTCTTCTACGCTATTTGAACTACGCTGACGATAACGAATAAGGGCTTGTTTGATGCCCATGTCAAAATGCTCTTTGTCTGCTTCAACATCGACCATTCCGTCACCTAATCGTAGGCGTACATAGTCAATAATGTCGTTACGTTGATGATCAAGTGTAGCTAGTTCATCCTGTATGCTAGCACTGCTAAAGTCAATATGCCCGGCACCTGTACCTGTGTTGGCATTGAATAGATTGTCTGTAGTAATACTTAGACGAGAGTTTAGATTTCCGGTAGCTGTTGCCATTTAAATTATCCTGTTATCGTGTATTTATTATCAATAACAGGATAATTTTGTTTATGCTACTTTAAGTAGGATAGTGTCTACGTTAATACGGCCATTAAGTTTGATATCAGTTGCTTTGATATTATCCATAAACTTACGTAGCTCAATCTTGCCGGCACTTAAAAAGTCTTTTAACTGTAGCTCTGGCTTGCGGAGAGTTTTTTGTACGCTCTTAGACTCGTTAAAACCTGTTATAGCAGTACCCTTAACACCAAGTGCGCCACCCATTTCTTCTGCTACATACTTACCTAGCTTACGTGTTTTGGTGTTATAGACCCAAAGCTCTTGTGCTCCGATGATATCTACAGGACTAACCGAAACGAGTTTATTAGTTGTATCATTCTTTTGATACTTAAGTTTAGCAACCAACTTCTCTTTTTGTGGTGGTTTACGCACACTTGCTTTCTTAGTTGCTTTCTTAACCTGCCCGTATTGGGCGATGCCATCAAACAGTTTTGTATAGAAAGCATCGTAGCGTTTGTAGTCTGCTGACTTCATATAGCTGTATGCTTCTTTAAGATCTTCGTCATCTGTAGTCTTGGCTTCTACGATTTCAGCATAGCGACGTTCAAACACTGCCTGTATCTTGCCTAACATAGCCTGTGGTACGCTTTTGCCTGATAGGTATTCGTAGGCTTTTGGGTCTACCGTGGCACCTTCGTATAGACTATCTTCCAACTCTTCAAAGTGTAGGATATGAGTACGCATAATTTCGTTCATACGGTCTTGAATAGTAGGAACCTTAACTACTGTAGCATTGGATTTTTCTACTATTTCAGCAATCTTTTCTTCGCCAGCATCCATTTCTAATGTTTTATGAACAACGCCAATAATATACTTAATTTCTCGCTCACGCAACGGCATACCTTTACTGTGTGCTTTAATCAGCGCAGGAGCAGTTAACGGAGTATATCCATCTGTGCTTTTAGCAAAACGTGTAATAGTTACAGCATCTAATTTGTGTGCAACACCCGCTGTCTGCTTTAACCAATCAACTAAGTATTTTTTAAGCTCTTTGCTAGAATAGAAATAGTTGTAATAGCGCAAGCTCACACGCATGTGATGGTCAAAATCAACGTCATCCATTTTAAGAGCACGTTCGGTATCCCATACTGGTTCACTACCCACTGCTTTTTCATCAGCAAAAATTGGATCACGTGTTACTTTTGTTTTTTTCTTTGCTCCATCAATTTTAATTGCCATTTGCTATTTCCTTTTCTAATTCTCGCTTGACCATTTTATAGGCTGTTTTTGTGTGGGTGTCTATATCATCCCATTCAGTTTCGATTGCCTTAAGTGCCGCCCACAGATTGCGAACACCACTCATTTCTCCAAACCCTTGTACTTCTGCGTATGCTTCTTCTATTGTCATAATTAACATTATATAGCCCTTTCTATTAAAAGTCAACCAGCTAGTAATACCGCAAATGTTAGCATTCTATCATAAGATGCTATCTCTTCATTAATCTTATCTAGCATTTCTTTATGGACACGTGTTTGTTTTTGATATCTACGACAGTTTATTTCTTCTTTACTTAGGTCTTTAACCATTAAACCAATATTATGACTAATGTTCCATAGATCATTAGTATACTTGTTCATTTTGTGTATGGTTGCTTCAAGTGCTGTTTGAGTAGCTGGCCAATCTAAACTAGTCTGTATTTGGTATCTCATAGTTTT